TGTAAAATTAACACTTGATGGAATAGTAAATCTTTAATCCATGACAACTGACCTCCTCCGTGACGAAAAATAAAGAAACACTACTACCATGAATAAACTTAAAAAAGGCGACACGGTAAAAACATTCTTCGGTGATGCCAAGGTGCTAGAAATCAAAGGGGAAATATGTAAAGTATGGAATCGTGCAAAAGGTGTTCAGAATCTGTTAATTACTTCTTTAAAAAATGAATAAAGAAATTTGCATCACGAGAGAAATCTTCAAAATAATTTCGATTGTTCTAATTACTTTCATCATAACCACAATCGCAATCGGGTGGACTGAATATAATTTCTTAAGAAGACATTTTTATTACCACCAAATCCAACTGACAACGCAATATTGTGTTAATTAATTCATTAAAAAAATGAACAAAATAATACATGGTGACGCTCTCGAAAAACTCAGCGAACTGCCGGATAACTCGGTGGATTCAATCGTAACAGATTTGACTTTCATAAGTAGAGGGTGTAATATTTTAGTATGAATGATAAAATATCTGATTTACAGGTTGGAATTGCGGGAGAACACTTAGTTTGTGCTGACTTAATTACAATGGGTCATAGAGCATTTTTATCAGACCAGGGATTACCATATGATATTGTCGCAGAAATAGACGACAAGCTATACAGAATACAGGTGAAGACAACAAGTAAATTTAGAGCTATACCACAAAGAAAAAAATACACTCCTGCATATTTATTTTGGATTAAAAGATGTGGTAAGGGTGGGAAAAAAACGTATACAGAAAAAGATTTTGACTTCATGGCGTTGGTAGCATTGGACAAAAAAATTGTTGGTTATATTGAAAGAGACCAAGCTAAATCAACCATGCACATTAACGAACAAAAATTAAAAGCATTAACGTTTGAAAAATTATGGAAATAAACAAGATTTACCACGGAGATTGTTTGGAAGTGATGAGAACTTTTCCAGATAACTGCATTGATGCATTGTGTTGCGATCCACCTTACGGAATTTCGTTTATGGGAAAGAAGTGGGATTACGATGTGCCGAAAGTTGAGTTGTGGCAAGAAGTTTTGAGGGTTTTAAAGCCGGGTGGACACGCTCTTGTTGCTTGCGGAACTCGAACACAACATCGAATGGCAGTCAATTTGGAAGATGCTGGATTTGAGATAAGAGATATAGTGGCTTGGATATATGGGAGTGGATTCCCGAAAAGTTTGAATATCGGAAAGGCGGTTGATAAGTTACAAGGGAATGAGAGAGAGGACTTAGGAATAAGCGATGCCACAAGACCAAATCACCAAAAAGGGAATGCTGGAATGCAAAGGTTACTAAATAACAACAACCCTCATTCTGAAATAAGACTAACCAAAGGCTCATCTCCTTACGAAGGCTGGGGAACAGCTCTAAAACCAGCTATGGAATTATGGACTCTCTGCCGCAAACCTCTCGAAGAAAAAACGGTGGCTCAGAATGTTTTGAAATATGGAACAGGTGGGATAAATATTGATGGGTGTCGGGTAGAGGGAACTGATGAAATACCAACATTTACACGAGATTTAACAAATGCTCATGGAAATAATTTTGGTGCTGGAACAAAAATACCAACTAAATCAAATGGAGTAACTGGACAAGGCAGATTCCCAGCAAACCTAATCCACGACGGAAGTGATGAAGTGGTAGAGGGGTTTCCAGAAAACACACAAAGATTTTTTTACACAGCCAAGGCTTCAAAGAGCGAAAGGAATAAAGGATTGGAGGGGTTTGAGGAGAAGGAGAAATATAAACTTGATAACTCTGGTAATTCGCACGAAATACATTCTAAAAACAACAAGCGAGTTAACCCTAAAACTGGAGTATTGGAAGAAAGAAAACCAACTGACGGAAAGAGCAAAAATTCTCACCCAACGGTAAAACCAGTAGCTCTAATGCGATACCTCTGCCGACTCATCACTCCAAAAGGTGGAACAATTCTCGACCCATTTGTCGGAAGTGGTACGACTGGAATCGGGGCGAAGTTAGAGGGATTTGATTTTATCGGAATTGAAAGAGAGGAAGAATATTGTAAAATTGCAGAGGCGAGAATCAATGCACTAGAACCAAGACTTTTATAATTCTATTTTATGCCCCACACAATAGAAGAAAGACCAGCTAGAATAAATCATTAAACCCATTTATTATGGATACATTAACAGGAGAAATATATTACGATGCAAAAGAGATTTTAGAAGCCATAAAAAACGGCGACATAAAAAACCCGAATGTAGTTGCTGCTATTCCTGATGGAGTAGTAAGAGAGCTGGAATGTATGAATCAAAATGAGCGTGTTAAATGGTGGGAGAAAAACAATAAGAAGGCAATTATATCTGGGTGGATTTCTATATGCTGTAAAGCTAAAGTAATTAAATGGTTGACTGGGTTTGAATGTACTAAATGTCACAAGAAAGACGTGAAAGTTCTATCTTCCTAACCCCACCAACTAAACTCACTAAACTATGCCCCACACAATAGAAGAAAGACCGCCTAGAATAAAATATTAAAAAAATGAAAACACTAGATGAAATCACGAATTGGAAAGACATGATTGGTAATGTTATGAATACTGATTGCTTGGAGGCGATGAAGTTGATCCCAGACAATTCGATTGATTTAGTTCTGACTTCTCCACCTTATGATAATTTGAGAGATTACGAGGGATATTCTTTTAATTTTAAAGAAACTGCTAAACAAATTGAACGAGTATTAAAACATGGAGGTGTGTGTGTTTGGGTTGTTGGAGACGCTGTTGTAAATAATTCAGAAAGTGGAACAAGTTTTAAGCAAGCACTTTATTTTAAAGAAATTGGATTAAATTTACACGACACAATGATTTATGAAAAAAATGGTTCACCATACCCAGAAAAAAATAGATATTATCAATGTTTTGAGTATATGTTTGTTTTTTCAAAAGGAAAACCAAAAACAGTTAATCTAATATCAGATAGGAAAAATAAATGGTCTGGGAGTTGGGGGAACAGAAGCGTAAGAAATAAAGCAGGAGAATTAAAAGCAGGAGAAAAAATCGAGTGTAATGAATTTGGAGTTAGATTTAATATTTGGAGAATAAATAATGGTTTTGGTTTTAGCTCAAAAGATAAAATTTCACATCAACATCCAGCAATATTCCCAGATAAACTAGCGCAGGACCACATCAAAAGCTGGAGTAACGAAAGAGACTTAATTCTCGACCCATTTCTCGGAAGCGGAACTACCGCCAGAGCTTGCAAAGATTTAAGCAGGCGTTTTATCGGAGTTGAAATTTCAGAAAAATACTGCGAGATAGCAGAAGAAAGATTATCTCAAGAAGTTTTATTTTAACCATGACCAACACCCTCCCCTCGTTTATGAATAAAGAATTTACCTTCATCCAGTTCGCAAGAGAGAGTATGAGGTTTTGGAAGATTCTAGGATTCCAAGTTTTCAACCCTGTCGCAATAATTAAATCTTACAGAATATATAAATCTAAATTATGAAAAAAGAATATACAACATTCCGCTACATCAGAGGCACAAGATACGATATTGCTTTGACAAAACGAGTCGAAGGAATGCCGGGATTTGCACCAGAATATCGAGAAACTGATGTTTGTAAAATTTGTGTGAAGTATTTAGGTAGTGAACCCCCGTTTGTTCAGTTTTTTGGTGAACCACCAAATTTAGAGATTGATGAAGTCAAAGAAATATTAACGCTTCTGAAAAGAGGATTTGTTAAAACAGACTTTAAATTATTATGAACATAAAAAACATCTTCTCGAAGCCAGAACAAAAAATACACATAGAAGACATCGCTGGGAATACACTGAGGACTAAATACCGCCCCACCCTAATCAAAGCCCTCCAGAATAACTTTGGATGTAATACTGAGTGCGAAGGATACTGTATGAAGGCTAAACAGATAGAAACTTGGGACGAGGAAGGTGTGAGGAGGGTGCGGAAATTATGCGAACTCGTTGTTAAAATTGATAATAAATAAGATGCAATTCATTAAAAGAATAATCTTCGCCTTAATCTGCTCAACAATAAGCCTAACTTTCGCGTGGCTAGTTTACGAGATTGGAGAAACAGATTTTCCCATTTGGCTAACTCTCTGGCTAGGGATTGTATGCTTAGTTATCTGCGTACTGTCTGGCTGGATATCATTCTTTGCTTTCACTGATGATTTTGAAGAATGGTTAAATGAATTCTCTTAAAATTGATAATAAATTAATCCCCAAAATATGAATAAACTACTATCGAACTGCTGCCAAAAACCAGTAAGAACTGCTTGGAGCCAAGACTTTGGAGACGAACCAAAAGGGAAAAAACCTCCAGCAGGTGCTACCTGTTTTATGATTTGCGATGGTTGTAACAAAGTGTGCGACACTCACGAGGATTCTGACATACATTACGAAAACTTAAATCATGTTAAACTATAATAAATGAATGAAGCACGCACAGAAACCCGAGCAGAAAAACGTCGCCAAAGGAGAGCCTACGGTTTCGGCGGGGAAAAGGCGATCAAGAAAGGCAAGTACCGCCAGAGAAACGCTGTAGATGGTCAGGTGAATTGGTGCATGACACTTTGGGGACGATACGCTGCCGGCAAGAAACTCGACGAACTAAACCTTGATGAGTTTTTTGAAACAAACAAAGCAGAATTTGCTCCTGAAGTGGCAATCGAGCTGAAAGGAAGAATCGGAGTTTTGATTGAAAATCAGAGGATTATGGACGAGCAAGCGTCCGCTAAACCAATCAAGCAATGAATTTAGATTTTAGATTTAAAAAGAACGAAAAAACAGAATATTGTGATATGTGGATGGTAAAAGTTCCAGGACATAAAAAATGGTTTGGAACTACAATGTGCCATCACAATTCAACAGAAGCAGCAAAGCAATTCCTGACTAAAATAGTAAAAACATTTATGGGCAAACAAGCGGCGGAGAAACCAATTAAGCAATAGTTCATTAACCCCTTTATTTATGTCTGACGACACAACAGCTACTCCAGCTGCGACAGGAGAACCAAAAAAACAAGTCGACCCTTCAGAACTCCAACCGCAGGACGCAATCTCGGAAAAAATCTTTGAACTCAGAGATGAAATCAAAGTATCAGCAGACAGCACAAAAGTGTTCGCTGATAAATTAAAAGACGGTACTTATCTTGTTGGTCAAGATTCAGACAACGGAGAGATGATCGCCAACTCAATTCTTGCTTTCCGCCACCTCGAAGATGCAGCAATGCGACTCGGGAAAGTCATGCAAGCAAAAAATGGTGGAGTTTCTATTCTGTCGAAATAATCACTTTCGGGACTAGCCGAAAGTGATAAAAAGTGTCCAAATCGTGGGCAAGGGGTGAGTGAGCTACAAACTCGCAAGCCCCACCCACAAAAATTATGAACACCCTCCAAGACCTAAAGACCGCAATAGATAAAATCGCCAAGGAAATCGCGCCTGATTTCGAATTCGAATACATCCTCGAAGAGAAAATGGTCAAAGCCGTTGTGAAAATAAAAGTCTGTGGTGAAGATGTAAAAGCCAGAAGTAAATTTTACCTCGAAGAATTGCGAGATTATTACAAACAAACCGAATTTATCCAACAAAATATCTCAATAATGGTGGACTACCTCCGAGATGAAAAAGAGTTGACAGGTCCGCAGCGCGGCGATGTAAAAAATAAAGTAGAAGAAATCGGAGAGGAATATAGTTTAAGACCAGAAGAAAAAGCAATGCTCCGAAAAGAACTCGTCCACTCAGCGGCGAGAATGAATCGGGATAAAAAGTTAAATAACTTAATGACGAAAAAATGAATAAATTAATTAAAATTCCGAACTGGAAAAAAAGATTCCGAGAGTTAACCAAGCGTTCTCAATATATTGAGTATTCGAGGATTGAAGAATTTATTGGAAAAGAGATTGAGAAGGCAAAGGTTAAAGGTAGGAATGATGTCTGGTGTGTTAAGCTGTGGATGAAATTAAAAAAGTTTTTTAAGACTTGATTTCCTAATTGCATCGGTTATAATAAAAGCATGGTAGTAAAACTAGGAAGACCGTCGGACTTTACAGAGGAAATTGCTGAGAAGATATGTGAGATGATAGCTTCAGGAATAAGCCTTAGAAAAGTTTGCAAAAAAAATAAAATGCCACACATTGCTACTGTAATGCGATGGTTGCTTAAGAAGGAGAACAAAGGATTCCGCGAACAATACGAATTAGCCTGCAATACTAGAGCTGAATTAATGTTCGATGAATTGGAAGAGATAGCTGATACAAAAGATGATAAGGAAAGTCCAAATAGATCAAGACTCAGAGTTGATACAAGAAAATGGTATCTCTCAAAGGTTCTACCAAAGAAATTCGGAGACAAGCTTGATCTAACAACAAAAGATAAAGCACTACCATCACCAATTTATGGAGGGATTTCAAGACACGACGGCGACAAAGAAGATATTCCAGCTGAGGAAAAGAATTAGAGCTGTAGCTGGTGGTACTTCTGCTTCAAAAACAATCTCAATTCTCGTCTGGCTTATTGATTACTCTCAGAGCCACCACGACAAGATTGCAGATGTTGTCTCTGAGTCGTACCCGCATCTCGAGAAAGGTGCGATGCTTGATTTCGAGTCGATAATGAAAGCGCAGAATTATTGGGATGACAATCGGTGGAACAAAACGAAACACGTTTACACTTTTGAGACCGGGACAAAACTAAGTTTTATTTCGGTTGATACTTATGGAAAAGCTCATGGTCCGAGAAGAGATGTGCTTTTCATCAACGAGGTGAATAATCTCACTTACAAGATCGTCGATCAGCTCATCATTCGAACTCGTGAGACAATTTGGCTTGATTGGAATCCAACAACAGAGTTTTGGTTTTACTCCGACATGCTCAACCAAAGGCACGATATTGATTTTCTCACTCTAACTTATCTCGACAACGAAGCTCTCGATGCAAATACTATTTTCGAAATAGAAACTCACAAGAATAATAAGATGTGGTGGACGGTGTACGGGCTCGGACAACTCGGTGAACTTGAAGGAAAGATCTACAACGGTTGGAGTCTGATTGATTCCGTTCCTCACGAAGCAAGACTGGAACGGCGTGGCTTAGACTTTGGTTTCACAAATGATCCTTCTGTTTTGATGGACGTTTATCGCTATAATGGCGGGTTTATTCTCGACGAGGTAATGTATCAAAGAGGGATGAGCAATAAATCTATCGCTGACACAATCAAAGCTGATGATTTAGCTATTCAGCAAACAGCTTTAGTTGTGGCCGACAGCGCAGAGCCAAAGAGTATCGAGGAAATGCGACAATACGGGATCAGCATCATCGGGGCAGCCAAAGGTCAGGGGAGTGTGATGCAGGGGATTCAATACGTTCAAGGGCAGCGGATAAGCTTGACCAAAAGAAGTCTCAAAACAATCAAAGCGTACCGAAACTATATTTTCTTGGTGGACAAAAACGGTACTGTACTCAACGAGCCAGATGATACGATCCACGAGTGGAGTAATTCGATGGACGCTGTTCGATACGCTATCAATTCATTCAAGCCGAGTGCCGGAGAGGACAATTCCCAAGCGTGGGCTGACCAACTAACAGTTTGATCGATGACGAAAAACAACCGATTAAGAAAACAGAGGATGACATCTTCTTCGAGAAGCAGCAAGATGATTGGGCAGAGTTGGAGAGTGTGTGATAAAATAAATAAAATAACCCAATCTTATGCCAGACGAATTACCATACGCACTCGTAGTCCAAAAAAGAAACGAACGCTTTGTATTTGCTGGGTGTGTAGTCGGCATTGACAACGGAGCAGTCGGACTCACTAAAGCAAAACTAATCGTCTCAAGCAGATACCCGGCGGATGTGGTAGCCAACGGCATCGGGTTCAGCAAAATACATCCAGCGTATCTCTCAATCACAAAAGAAATACCACAAATTGACATCAGCGAAGCCAAGACAATCATATTCCCAGACAAGAAAACTCAGGAAATGATTGAGCACCACCCAGACACAGGCGAAGAATATTTTTATGAGAAGGAGGAGAAGAAGGTGGAAAAGAAAGTTGACAAAAAGTAGTTCAACATTTACCATTCCCTCAGCACGCTACACTCTAGCGTATGGCAGAAGATACTCTATACCCCGAAGCAAAACCCGCTGAGACATCAGCCATCAATCCTCTGGCGAAGGATTTTTTGAAAGTCTATCAAGATTACCAGAACACATACTCAGACAAACTTCAAGAGAAAAGAAATTTGGAAGATTTGGAAGATGGCATCGCAAACACTGACGACCCGAAAATATCTAACAAAAGAACAAATACCTCATTACCTCACAAGGTTCTCTACAACATCCTCAAGCAACTCGACATCCCAACTATCAAAATGAAATCAGGGAGTATGACTGAAGCGGAGCTCGCGATAACTCAGTCGCTTTTTGAAGACGGACTAGAGAAATGCAACTGGCGCAAAGTCCTAACAGATAGAAAGAATGGAGCCTACAAAGAATACATGGGAACAGGAGACTCAATCATCGGATTCGGAACATCACAAGACAAATTCCCCTTCTCTTTTTGGAACGTGGACTTCAACAGAACTGGCGTGAATACGGAGGCGAATCAAATGTTCAACCCTGGAAGCGAGAAGGAAGTTCGAAAGCTCACTACAATCAAAGAATATCAAAACTCTCAATTATTCTCGATGTTCCCAGAACTTGACGGCAAAGTTACCATCGGTGCGCTGCCGACGGTAGGAGCAGATGGTTCGGTAGATACTAACCAAACAGAGGAGCAAAAGGTCGTCACCAAGCTAAAAAGAACTCAGTACGCTTATGCTTATGATTTGGATTATCAGGCGGAAGACGGTGAGAGAGGGCTGTATCAAACATTCGCAGGAAAGAATCTATTCGTTCACAAAGAATTAAGCGGAAAGAATTACCCTTGGCGTGACCGCGACGGCAATCCAACCAAACCGTTCGGACACCTTGTTTGCTTCACTCGCAGCAAGGGATTTGTGAATTATGGAATCTTACAAATCGTTTACAAGCTCGGTGAGATGCACAGGACTCTCATGAACATGGGGATTACTTACGCTCTTTCAAACTCAAACCCGGTTAGAATCGTAGCCACTTCTCAATCAGAGGGTGAGTTTGCCGGCAACTTCACCCGGGCGCAGCAACGAGGCAAGGATGGAAAAGTGCCGATTATGGTCAACAGGGACGGCAAAGAGTTCGGCGGTGTCTCGACACTCCAAAGCAATCCGATTATCAATGAGCTCAATGCCACACTTGAACTGATGGAGAAAGATTTGGCGCAGATGGGATTCAACGTGAACGACACAGTTACTAGCGGAGCCAAGACTCTCGGTGCGTTGCAGCTCGAAGTGGCGGCATCGACAGCACTCATCATCTACATCCAAAAAGAAAACAGCGATGCGAAAGAGCGGTTACTTCAGATGTTCGTTGACTCTCTCCGTGAAAGCAAAAAGGACTACAGCGACATCACACTCTCGTCGAATATTCAGGTTCGAGATGCAGAAGGAAACTTGCAGGAACTAGGAGGAATGCCAGAGATTGACGAGACAGGGGAAATCGTCAAGGTAGGAAACAAGATAAAAGCAGCGAGACCGTGGACGTTGCAAGACCTCAAAGAAATGTTCATCAAGCACGAAGATATTGACATCGAGGTGAAAGGCGGAGTCCAAAACAATCCAGTGCTTGAAGATAACGTACTACAAAGTCTCATCAACTCATCCGATCCGACATCAAAAGCAGCGGCTATGTTCCGAGGAGCACGAGCGAGAAATCTGGGACACAATGTCAGAGATGAAGACTTCTCACCCGGTAGTGGAATGCCACAACAGGCAGCTCCGGCGGGCGCGGCGACTCCGCCCACCCCAGCAGATAACTTCGCACAGCAATTATGAAATCCCTAAAAAATATGTTCGAAACTATCCGTAAGCTGTATAAAAATCGCTTGCAAAGATTCTCGATGTGTGCCACAGTTTCAGAGGAAGCAGCACTCACTGAGGAAGAAATAATCCTCGGAAGTAAGCAAAAAGCGCAGGAATTAGGCATAAGGTTCAGACATTTTGAAAACGATGAGAGCTTTTTAGAAGATGCTTTGACTTTTGGCTTTATTCACCGCAAACTACTTGTGAAAGCAAACTACTCGTTTGAAGAGGTCGTCAAAATTGTCCGAGAGGCAATGGGTGAACGAAACAGATTCCTCCGAGAATGTTGGAATAGTACACCAGACTCAGTGAGACAAGCGGTACAGAAAATAGTAGAAACGGACGCTCCTTAAAGTAAAAAGCACGCTAGATAGTCGATGAAGGAAACTAAAGATTAGGCTTATGTGTCCATTTAGCGTGCGCACCTCTAAAATCATGATTTAGTTTCCCCCACCGGTTATCACCGGACTTTTAACATCTCATCATGACTCCACCTAACGAAGGTGCCGAACCTGCAAAGGTCGCCACCGAAGTAGCGGGACAGGTTCCCGCTACAGAACCAGCACCAGCGGAACCACCACCTCCGGTATCAGCCGAAGACCTCCAAAAGGAACTCGCGCCGAAACCGGAAACTCCACCTCCTGCGGAAGACCCACAAGTAACTTCCGATAGGAATACGAGAGCAGCCAAGTTTAATCTCCAAATCACTACCAACCTTAAATCGGTAGAAAAGGCGGTAGCAGAAGGAAAAACACTTGATGAAGCTCTCGAAGGAGTTCCACAACACTTGCAAGGAAAAATTCGCAAGGTTGCCGAGGGTGAACCGATTGACGAGAAGAAGCAAACTGATCCAGCTGCAATCGCAGCAGAAGTAGCAGGTCAGACGATAGCGTTGAATGACGCAAATCGAACGCTTCTCGCAGCCATTGAAAGTAATGGTCTCAACATAGCGACCGCGGATGCGAAAGCCTCACGCGACTCCCTAATAGCTGATTTCCACAGATTACTTCAAGGCAACAGTCCGGCAGAATCCGCCAAATATGCAATGTTGAACGCTGGAATAGTCAACAAGGCTAGCGAAGCAGCAGCATATCAAAGCGGAGTCAACGATGCCAATAAAGGTGTTCCTCCTCCTGGTCAGCCAGGAACTTCCCCGGCAGGAACTCCGCCACCAGGTCAAGAGCCTTCGGAAGAAGACATCAAAACGATGGACTTCGATAAACTCAGAGGTATTGACCAGGTAGCAACCAAAAAGGCAGCCGCAGCAGCACCGTTAATTGTTCCAAACTCAGGTCAGGGCAATCCAAACGTGGTGTAACGGTAGGGGAGGCACGCTAATAGCACGCGTAACCCCCCTCTAATCATGACCAATACACTTACTGGCGGTTATCAGACTAAAATGTCGTTGACCGTCCAAAGATACTTGGAAAAGGTTGCAGTTTTTCGCAAACTCGCCTCTTTCCGTGAGGAATCAGTCCTTACAAAGGGTGTTTCAGTAAATCGCCCTTACCGCTCTGGATTTACTCTCGAAGATTATGTAGCCAACACTGATGTCACAGCTAGTGACACTTCTTTGACGGCTTCTACTCTCACCGTGGATAACTCCAAAGCTGTCAGAATCAACATTGACCCAGTGGAAGATGTCCAGTTGATGACAAATCCTGACTCTCTCCGTGCTCTCTACGGTCCGCGTATGGCTTACGTCCTCTCAGATACTCTCGACCGAGATTATTTCGACGAAGTAGACAACGCTGGGCTTGGGCTTGACGAGTCAGACTTCCTGTCTGGTTCTTCCGCTCTTGATCCGATTGACCTCGATACCGTCCCGGCTGAGGAAGTGTGGCTTGATGCTTACGCTGAACTCGGTGGAAACAACATCGGCGCAGGTGGAAAGTTCGCGGTAATCGACCACAAAATGGCTTCACGAATCGCCCTGCGAGAAATCAACGGTGGATTCAACACAGCCGACAACGTATTCAAAAACGGA